GTTATTATAGCATCGGAGTATTTTTTACAAAAGCTAATTTATTACAGTTTTATCAAGAACTTAGTAATCTTGAAAATTTAGAAGACGGCACGTATAAATTATCTTGTTCTGATAGAAAAGTAGGTTATTATTATGCTAAAAAGAAAGGCAGTAAAGTAATTATTACTACTGAATTTGGCTATCCTAGATATGCTAAATTTACTATGGAAAATATTAAATTAGATTTAGAGCAAGTAAAAGCTTTATGGTAAAAGATAAGAAGTTTTGGGTAGATACTCTTGGAGAAGGGTGGGCCGAGAAATTGAAGCCTCTACTTAAATCTCCTTACATGGACAAACTGATGACTAAGATTGCTATGGACTATAGTATTCTAAAAGTCTATCCAAAAGTTCAAGCCGATGTGTTCAAAGCTTTTAAGCTTTGTCCCTACGAGAAACTTCGTGTTGTTATTATAAATACCGAGCCCAATGTATTTTCTGGGCTCGGTCCTTTAGCTTTTTCCGACACTAGTATTATTCATAGAAATTTAGCAGCTGAAGAAATAGTAAGGTGTTTATCTAGGGAGTACGATGAGCTTAGAATAGGGTTTAATTGTAGCTTTGAACAGTGGGCCCAACAAGGTGTGTTAATGCTCAACAGGAGTCTAACAAGCATTGAAGGCCAAACTATGGCACACAAGGATATGTGGAAGAAATTCTTTGGCTCTATACTTTACATCATAGAGAAATACAACCATGGTACTATTTTCTTACTATGGGGGAAAGAAGCACAGAAGTATAAAGAACTATTATCTTTACACCACCATGTATTTACTTATGAGCACCCTGTCAAGGCAGCATTAGAATACCGTCATTGGAATTGTCCAAATTTTAAACAAGTTGATTTATTAATAGAGAGCTTAAATGGAGAAAGAATTGAGTGGTAAAGAAGGATTAAATCGTCAGGATTTCTTAGATATTAGAGCTTTAATTTTACAAGGCATGCCTTTAGAATTAATTGCTCGCAGATATAAAGTAAGCTATGATAGAATCGCAGGAGTATACTATTACTTTGAGATTGAAGTCAAAAAATTAAAAGCTAGAGGCCCTAATGCTATGATAGGTCATAAAGACGAGCCTTATTTTACAGAAGAAGAAATGCTAGCAGGTTATCCTACGTATTCTTATAAAGATTTAAGTAAAACTGAGAAGGCATTTTATGAATTAAAGACTAATAAAAAGAAATACAGAGATTCAATAGTATGGAAATTAGACAAAAAGTAGTATGTATTGACGATAGCGTCAAGGTTGGCCAAGAAGAGTTTGTAGCAAAAGCTTATAAGCAATGGGTCAAGAAGGATCAAGTTTATACCGTGCGTGCAGTGTTAGATAATAATGATATTGTCACTGGTATTTTATTAAAGGAAGTTAATAACACTCCTATTTACATTCATCTTATAGACGATTTTCAGGAACCTGCTTTTAGACTATCAAGATTTAGAGCTCTTGATGAGTTTGAGCCTGTGAGTAAAGAAGAAGAAATGGTAAATATTATTAAACAAATTTTAGAATTATGACAGAAGAACAATTTGATAAATTAGTAGAGGACCGTTTAAACTCTACAAAACAAACTTTAATTATTAAAGGAAAAGAATACCGTAGAAACAATGACCCTCTACATAATTTTAATGTAGCGGCCCAACTGGGCAAGACTACAAGAGAGAAAGCATTGTGGGGATTTGCTCTTAAACACTATGTGTCGTTTATGGATATCCTAGATGATATTGAGAAGAACAATTTGCCTACAGACGAATTAATCTCTGAAAAAATTGGAGATTTAATTAATTATCTAATACTCTGCGAAGCAAGTATTAAAGAAAAAATCAAAGAAGACAACATAAACAAATCCCTAAATCAATGGAGCAAGAAAACCAAGGTGCCAGCCCCGAAGCAATAACATATGTAATAATGCTATCTGCAATGCAGGTAGTTCTTAACTGTCAATTGGAACTCAAAGGTACAACGTTTGACCAAGGTAAAATCACAAATAAAGTCCGCGAGGCGGTAAATATGTTGAATCTTAAGAATAGTTCTAATAGAGATTTGATTTGGAAAACCGATGAGATAAATGCTGCTAATACTATGAAAGGAATAGAAATCATAGGTGAGCAGATAGCCAAAGGAGACGGTTTAGTGTTGCATTTGTTAACAAATCTAACTCGTAAAGGAATTGATCTCTCCAAATGTGTGTTAAAAGAACTCACAGATGAAGAGTTAGAAAAAGTAAAAAAAGAAAGAGAGCAGTTATAAGACTGCTCTTTTTTATTCTAATACTTTATCTCCTGTGCGGTACCAACGAATTAACATTGATGTTCCTGGCGCAGTTTCTAATAAGTGTATTAACCATTTAGGCTGGCCTTTAAATGTTCCTGATTGGAATACTGATTTATCATTAGCATCTTCTCCGTAGAAATTACCTATATCAGTGAAAACCTCTGCTACGTCAGTTAATAACTGAGACATTGGTAAAGCTGTTTTTGTAAGTTTCTCGATTTCCATAGGGTTAGTGTAGAAACTAATATCTGTTCTTAGTCGAACTGTTTGGTTAATTAAGAAGTTACTAATTGTATCATCCTCATCTTCGTCGTCAGCCATTGCTTTTAATACCATTGCTATTCCCATAAGTGTCAACATAAGATATAACTCAGTCATGTTTTTACGCATGTTAGCTGCATCTGTTTTAGAAAATTTATCTTCAAATGCAGTTTTTCTACTAGAACTAAACATTAATTTTCTAGCTAATTGCTTAAGAGTATACAACACATCAGACATTAAATTTTCATGCACTTGTAAGTTAGCTCCTTGACCTATTAAATACCCAATTCCTGCTCCTAATGCAGTACCAACACCTGGTAAAAACACAGTACCGATAGCAGCAGTAGCAGTAAGTACTTGGCCTTTTGAATAACTACGGTATCTACCTTTGCGTATGTATGGCTCATCTAGACCATATGATAATGCGTAGTCTACTTTTTCTGATTCAAATCTGTTAGCAAACCCTTCAAACATCCAAGTTCTAAACTGACTCAACGCTCTACCTGCAAACGTTTCTTTTACTTGTAATTGATTGTAGTAATCACCATGGTTCATCTCTACAATACGTTTGATTTTTTGAACCAATTTTACTTCATCAACATCAGATGTATAGCCTTTTTTAAGAGTCCCTGTATTAATATCGTATGCTTCCCATAAAGTAACTTGATTTCCATCAGGATCTGTAGCAGAGAAATTTTCAGATAACATTACTGCTACCATTATAGGAGCAATGTTCAAGTATTCTGATCGTTCCTGTATAGAGAAAGGCCCAAATCTCTGCAACTTTGACATAGAAGATTTATTGGACATGTCAAACAATTCTTTTGTTGACGTAGAGTTTAAATCCCATTTGTCCATCAAAGTTCTAATCTTAACAGCATTACTGTTAACTCCTTCCCAAGTATTAAAACTTATATTTCTTCCAATAGAATTAGTCACTAACATCATGGCGTTTCGATAGTCTGACATACTATAGTTTTTTCCTCCTGATGCTTCAATTAAGTTTGAAATTACACCAAAACCAATGTTAGAAGCACCTGAAAAAAAGTTCCATCCTAGACCTTTAAGAGTCATGTACTTTAATAGGGCATCCCCCATTCCACTACCTGTCCTAAATCCGCCTAGATTATCTAATTGACGTTGTAAGAATTCTTTGTTTTGTGGATCGGTTTCTTTTTCTATAAGAGCCTCTAAATCTGCTTTTTGTTTTTTTTCTTCTGCAGTATATAATTTTTTCTTAGTTACGCCTTCTACTTTTCTAGCACCAATGCTGTAATAAGTAGAGTCAAAAAAGAAATCCCAAGCTGATTGTAAATGTGGTGGTCCTGTTTCTTTAGTAGCAATTTGTTCAGGAGCTCCTTCTACAGATGGAAGTTTTTGTGGTTCTCCTGCTTTATTAGTAACCATCTCTTTACGAGCTTTAAAAGCTTGGTCTAATAATTTAATCTGAGGTTCAATAAAACTTTTGTGTTTGTGAGAAAGAACTTCTAAACTATATGCTTTTAACAACATAGTGACATCCCAAGATTTTTGTTTAGATAGCATGTCTTTGGCTGCTTCTCTAAATTTTTTAATTTCAGAATGTGTAGCAGGTTTACCTGTTTTTTGCTGATGCTCAATCTTCATCTGCTTTACTATGTCTCTTACCTGCTCATTAGTATCAGCAATATATTGAATCTGGATATCCTTCTCAATAACCCCTGTCAAAGGATTAATATCTGAATATACAGTACGAGAAAAGTCAGTAGTAGTTTGAAGCTGCTTCATTTTGTCTACAAAAGGAGCAATGCCTATCATCATTCCTTTCTCGGCAAACTTGTCCATTAAGCTTTTCTTAATAGTTGGCAAGATACCTACTCCCATCAATGCTTTCTTTTGCTGAGGAAGCAAGTATCGCATCTGATTAAGAGTCTCCATTAAGTAATTATGGTAATTTAATAAGTCTGGATCGGCTTCAATGCGAGCAAAGTTTTTATCGTACCATTTAGTCTCTACTCCTCCAATTGTTTTTCTAGGCACTTGAACACCGTATTCTCTTACTCCTTTTGGAGAATAGTAAGAGCCTTTGCCTTTACTGCGTTGAGAAGGGTTTTCTTGCATATCAATACTCCAATAAGGAGAATACTCCTTAAGCCACTCATTAAATAATGCAGTCTTTTCATCTTGAGATAAACCTGGTTCTAATTTAATAGATTCGTATTTAGCTTGACGACGTACTTTAAATTCTTCTATTTTTTTCTGAGCTTGTTCAATATAAAATTGGTATCCTTTTTCTCCTAATTCTTTTTTAAGAGCTGCAATATGTTCTTGTTTAGCTTCTTCATTGAAAGTAACTCGATTATAAATAAACTCTGTAGGTAAAGTAGCTCCTTCGAGTTCACTGTCAGGAAACAATGCGCGTACATCAAACGTAATAGTGTTTTTATTAATCCAATTAAAGTAGTTCTTAACAGCTTCAGGATCTTTTTTAACTTTACCTGCGCTGTCTTTAGATCTAAATGCTTTATTTAATAAATCATTACGCATGTCAAAGAACTCAGAAGAAAATCTATGGACAACACGGCCTGTTTCTTTTCCGTCTTCTGTTAACTGCTTTAAGATATTATAATTACCTCCTGATTTTTTTAAGAATTTTTTTCCTAACTCATCTAAATCTTTCCAAATATTAGCAGCTTCTTGTTGAGCTCGTATGTTAGCCTGCTCTACAGCTAAAAACGCTGCTTGCATCATAGGATCATCGTGACGACTTAGGTTTAGAGTAGTAGCTCCAATCTTATGTACGTCTGCTAAATGCTTATAGATATCTTCTGTAGTTAATTTTGAATCAGTAAATTGTCTGACAAAGTCTGTAACGTGTTCTTCTTGAATACTTGATAATCTATTTTGTAAATCTTCTGCTCTAAAAGCCAACTCTCTAAATTTACTACGAATAGGAGGAGTATTAAACTCGTCTTCATCTAGAATAATATGTTCATTTGCTCTAGTAGAAAAATCTCCTGCTCTACGCCATAAGTCTAATACTCGTTGTGCATAATAAGCATCATCTGCACTTACTGCAGAGTTAGCTAGAAGATTTTCTATTTCAGAAAGTTGCTTATCGCCGTACAATAATACATCTTCAAATGCATTAATTTTTTTAGAAACTATAACACGGCTTTCTGCTTCGTCAGCTTGCTGTTTTAGTTTCTCTATACGGTTCATGATTTTATTTAACTCATCTCCGTTTTTAACAGTAGCCAGCAATTGACGCTGTTTGATAATCTCAGCGTTAATTTTATTCTCTCGCTTCTTCTCTACTGCTTCTACTTGAGTATATCCACGAGCAATTAATTCATCTGTACGAGATTCTGTTTCTTGATATTCAGATATAGGTTCTTCTTTAATATCAATAAGCATTTGCTTATAAGATTCTGCATGTCTATCTATTGTAGCATCTGATACATTAGCTCTATTTTCTCCTCTTGCTAATTGAGCTTTGATTCTTGCTTTAGCTAGTTCAGGATTTAATGGAAGTAATTTATATTGAATGTTAGCATTTGGCAATTGATTTTTAATTGCTTGTATAAAAGGTCGTCTTTTATCTTTAGTTAGGTTAGTAGTATCAAATATTACGGGCTTACCTAGTCTAATAGCTTGCACTGTTCTAGCTGCAGCTTCTTGATAAATTTCTGCATCTTTTGATTTATCATTCATATTTCCCGTAAACTCAACTCTCATTTCATCAGGAGAAATAACTACAAATTCATTATTAGCATTTACTGAATTAATCCAAGTAGATTTGCCGCTGCCACTTGTGCCTATTGGTAATATTACATTAGGGCGTAAAGCTTCGTCTGTTCTTGCATCGTAATCAAATAAATCTTTAAAAGAGTCATTCTCTGCTTCTAAAGCTTCTTGATATTCTTTTGATTGAAGATATTTTTCATAAGCTTCATCAGCTTCGCGACTAGATTCTACTATATCCTGTTGGTATTCTAATATATTAGTAGCAACAGCAAAAGCTTGAGAATATAAACTAGTTCCTGGTTGAAGATTTAAACTACTTAAAATATAAGCAAAAATTTCTTCAAGTAGATTATTAAATTCTTGAGCATTTATAGGAGGAGTTTGCTGTAATTTACTAATAAACTGCCCATTAGTAAACAATGCTACAAAGAACTCATCAATAGTATAATTAGCATATTCTCCTGTCCCAGTTTGATCGTCAAATCCTCCTAATTTAGCTAAGCTTTCTTCATATAATCTTTGAAAAGCCTTAGTATATTTATTTCCGTCTTTTAGTGCTTTATGGGAAAATGCATGTAATATCTCATGAATGATAGTAGGTTCACGATATTTTTTTATAGCATTATCAATAAATTCAGGTATAGTAATAGTATTAGTATCATAGGTGTATCTTCCTATTGATTGAATACCTGGTCTATCTGGGGTGGCTAGAGTAGAAACATTTTTTGCAATAACAATTTTTGCATTGTTAATTGTACTGTATTGCAATAAATGCTTAGCAATAGGAGACATTACGCTGTTTTTTTCAGCAATAACGTTTAACATTTTCTCAGCTGTAGTCTCTTCTTTACCGTCAAAATAAACTTCTGATAAATTTGTTGAATCAAAATTGCTAGCTTGCTGTAAAGCCCCTGGAATTTGGGGAATAGTAGAAAACAAATTTAATTGTTCTCCTGAAGCAGTATCTGGCTTTGTAACAGGTTTTGGTTTAACCGCTGCTACATCAATTGGATACATAATAGAAAAGTTGTCTGCGTCAAATTCATTTACTGCATACAAAGGATCTCCTTTAGCAGCCATTCTTTGACGTTGCTTTTCTACGTTAACGGGTAAGTAATTATATTTAAGAGTCAAATTAAAAGTATTACCCCATGCTCTCTCTGCAACAAAGTAATGCGATGTTCCGTTAGCTTGGTTAAATCTTCTTAGTTTATTAGCAATGCCTGCAAAGTTTTCTACATTAGGTTTGAAACCGATAGCTTTTTTAATATCTGTAATCGGTTTTACATCAGGAATTCGATAGCCATTTGCTACAAAAGCCAAGTTGGCTAAATCTTCTCCTGTTTGAGAGACTAACATTTTCCACTCTTTGGAGGATTTATTTGGACAAGCTAATGACATAGATTTTTATTTACCGCAAATTAACAAATAGTTTTCGTAATCAGACCTATTAATAGGGGAAGTTTGTAGCATCTCGTCGCCGTATTCGTTCATGTAGTCATCCATATAATTTTCACGATCGTCTCTACTGCTATAGTAATCATCCATATCTGAATTATAATCTGCTTCAGAAGGAGGTGTAGAATACAACGATGGGTCTGATAATAAATTAGGATTAAACTTACTAGGAGTTGGCGCTTCTTTAGCTACTGTGTTTCTAGCGGATACCATTACTAGTTTAGTAGTAGGTCTAGAAACAGCTACGTATAAAGATTGGTTTTTAGATTTTGCAGATCCTCCATTTGATGGCCCCATGATATTATCTTCCATCACATATACGTTTTTGTATGTAGAACCTTGGGCTTTATGAGATGTAATAGCATAACCATATTCAAGATTTCCGAATTG